TGTCGTCTATCCCATATACAATATATATATAAAAATTGTATATAAATAGCCATGATCGAACCCAAGAGATCTAGGCTGCGAAGGGATCACTATATACGTAATATACAGGAGCTCCAATAAAGAGTCCCAATTGAAAGTCTTCCGCTATAGAAATGTACTTATCAATTCGCGAATAAAGTACATTATCTGTTGCTTTAACTTCAGTTGATAATTCATGACCCAAATGATTTCCAGCATAATAATCGAGATCTCTGGCAGGAACGAATCTTTGTCCTGCAGTATAAAAGGGAGTCTCGTATTCTAAACATGGATTATTAAAAACTGGTGTAAGTGCAGTTCCTCCCAAGGAACCGCGTAAAGTTCGCAGCATTGATTTTCGCCGAGACCCAACACTTTCACTATCGAGTGGCTCAAAAGTCATCTGATTAGAAGATCCTCCGAAGGTATGTCTAGCAACACCAAATGATGCACTATGATCGCCTGTGTTTTTGTTAGTGAGTATTGCTTTATGTCGCAACCCTCCCCTACGCATAGCAAATGCAGGTGTAAGGTAATTCAACAAAGTTGTATTACAAAAACTATATGGAGCATTTCCTCCAGTATTTGGTATAGCACGATCGTCACCAGATGGATCCCATCCTCTATAATACGGAAAGTCTGTAAGATTAATCGAAACCATTCGAAAGCCTATACCATATTCTGCAGGCCAATAAGATGAATGGTAATGGTATCTTCGCAACAAATCACGAAAACTCACTATCCTTTCACCCTGGTATACAAGGTATTGATTATCGTCTTTGACTAAATCCGTGTAAGATCCAAAAGTTTGAATCTCATTAGAACAATCAGGAGCATTAGATTCATCAACACTCGTGGCGAGTGTGTCAGGTGCTTGTTCTGACTGTGCAACATACGGTGCGATGTCACTTTGCTGTTGAAAATAAGAAAGATTATTCAAACCTTTTACGGTTGGAACAGCGAAAGCAATGTCTTCACCACCACTAACCCACACTTGTACTTTGACTGTGGCATCGGAAGTGCTTGGAGTAGCAAGTTCATTAACGACGTAGACACTAAGACTGCCGTTATCAAATGCAGTACCAGCAGTAACGTTGGCATCTGTACTGAAAGTGGGAATAGAAAAAATAGAAGAAGAATCATCTGCTCCAAGCACATAATTCCAAGCCCTAACGTCAGCCCACTTAACCTCATATTCAAAATCTCTATCCTCTGAAATATCAATAGTAGTAGAATATACTTGGTTATAAGCGACAGGTCCGGAATTGTTAGAACGTGGATTGTAAACAATTCTTAAACGTCCTCTGTGATACTCGGAACAAACAACATTAAACCTAAATTTGATTGAGCCTTGCCATGCTTCAAAAGGATTCGAAGCGAAAGCAAGAGCAGTAGGGTGAACTTCAGTGGCAGGTGCAGCCGGAAGTATCCTAACTAACGAGGGAGTGACCAACATAGACGCTAAAAGAGTGTCTGTAGTGGCAGATTCAGGCCAATCAAATTGTTGCCAAAAGGAAGGTCGTTGAGCAATTGCTGAAATAGCAAGTTCATCCTCTCCACCAAGCCCCATAACTCTTGTATCAATAGTAAGCTCATTCTTAGAATCAGTAGACAACTTGATAAGAGGCTCAGGAGTGTCAGTGTTAGACAAATTACCCATATACCTAGGAACATACGGTTTAGTATCCTCAAGTACTTGTGGACGAGAATAACCAAAAAGCTTAGCCACTTGACCAATGCGAGTGGCAACCATAGCGGTAGCTTTTGCATAAGGCGCAATGACTGGAATCATAGAAAGAGCATTGGCCGCATTGGCAACTGCTGAAGCAGGTTTGCTTATTAAACCATCTTTCACAAATTCGTCATTATTTCTGGTATTATTGATCTTCTTTGTAGGGCGTTTATTTTTCTTCCCACCTGCTTGTTCAACATGAGTAGGAAATCCAAAATCATCCAATTCTCTATCTGCCGTACCGGACTGAGCCTGGGCAGTTGTAGGAACAGAGAGAGTAACATCTTCGGCCCAGACAAAAACCGTAACTGTAATGGGATCCGTACCACCGTTGGCATGACGCAAAATGTCAAAATCATGAATAGTGACTCGACCCATATCATCAGTCCAATTACTTTGAGTAATATCGAGAAAGTTCTCAGGCCATAAAAAAGGCAACAACATTTCACCACCTTGTGAAGTAGTAGGATCAAGCATAAAATGAGGCTTTTGAGAAGCCCCAACTAAATCTTGTTCAAAAAATGCACGGTTGAGAGTCACTGTATCTCTGGTAAGATATGGATTATAAGAAACCAAAGCTCGTCCATAATAAAAAGAATTACCATTAATAAGCATTTTCATTCTGAGATTACAACGTAAGTTACGATACCTGTTTATTTTTTGTAAAACATCAGCATTACTAAAAAACTCAGTCCACGGATTAAAAACCTCAAACAACCTAGAACTTTCCGGAGTCCATTGAAATTCCTTGATCTTGATAGGACGACCGAGGAAGGAACCGAGTTCTGCGTCGCTAAATCCTGCGAGTTGGGTAGTGACATCTGGTGATGATGAAATGTCGTAAGACCATGGTGTGTCTCCATCGACAAAATGTACATTTTGTGTTGATATGTGCTGAGGCGCTTTTGAGACACTATAAGCGCCAGCATTAGGACTATTTGAGTCAGCCCCAAGACTATTTGTATTATTATTATCATTTGAAGTAGGTAATATTTAATATATACAACACATCAGGGCAGTACCTGCTGCTACTGTGTGCGACAATGTTTCTTTGGCTGACGAAACCGCCGGTAAATACCGGTATCCTAAGGGTAGGATGTCTATATGTACAAAGCTTCCATAAAATATACAAACATGTAAATTATAAAATATGTAGTATCCATATATACACAACTATTTTAAACTTATACTACGGATAGTTCCGGAGTGGATAGATTTTACGCCTCTCCAAGGCTTTTTAGAATTTATTCTAAGAAGTCCCACTCATCGCCTACAGTATGAACAAATGCATCTTCGTCTGCGATTTCATCAACTGCATCGGGCTCACGTCCAAGATATCTGGTCTCGAAATATTTGAGTCTGTCCTCATAAGACTCAGACAACATCTTGCAAGAACCCGTAATTCCACATTTGAATGCAACTTCCTTCATTTGCTTTCTGCGCAATTCGTAAACTTCTTTGCCGTGTTGCCACCATTCACGTAAAGCAACATCAATATTTTTGGCAGATTGATCTTCCAAAGAATCAACTTTGGATTCAAGAACGTTGTGGAGACATTTGAAAATAGATTCTTCGGCCAAAGCTCCATGAATCATACCAGTATCCGCATTGAATTTATTCTCACGCTTCAAAAAATCGGCTTCGAGATCATTCATATATGGGGTTGGTTCAGATTCTTTATCTGGCATGGTAAAAACCATATCGCGTTCTTTAAGAAAATTGGCATACGAAATGTGATTAAACCAATCATAACCTTTCTTCACAGAACCTTTCACATCGTCACCATAGGTCATGATAGCTACTACCTCACGAAAAGGTAATGGCTTGCCTAAATGGGATGGCCAGAGGTGGAAATACGCACATCTTAATTGCAAGGAGTTGACTATACAGTTAATGTAAACTGTAAGATTTTGTCCAGACGGATTAGATCCTTTGTGGATAATAATATCTCCATTGTAAGCTACACACGAATAAGCAATTTCAGTTGCAATACCCCTCATAATAGTGAGGTCATCTTGAGTGTACTTACCACACTTTTCTGCAATCTCAATTAGAGCAGCAAAAGCAGCATTAATAAGCTGTGCTGGCATACGAAGATCATACTTACTATAATCTCCAGCCAAAATACGATCTGCACCGTGTTTCTTCATGTGCTTAGCCAATTGATCCCATTCAGGACCTTGAGCATTCACACCTACTGCACACTCTGAATCGAGTGGAAATAGTGATAACATACGGGCAAGTGGCAGAAAGTATTTACGAACCATCATTTGTGTGGCCCAATCAGCAGCTTGAAAAACCCTGACCTTGTCTTTGGTCTTCTTAGTGGGTTCATCCTTGACGCAAGCTTTGAATATAGAGTAACATCTCTTGCCAGAAAGCAATGTCTGTTCCATCTTCTTCATTTCTTCAAGAATCATAGGATGTGCTACAGCTGGGCATTGGAAATCCGGATAGTCCATAGGATCCAATAGTGTAATCATTTCGCGTTTTGGCCCAGATAATGGATAGCCTTTTGAAGTTCCTTTTGGCATAGCATCAATAAAGCGCTTACCATCTTTACCACATAAAACTTCCATATCGTTCATAGGCCTCAATTCTGAAAACACCCACGAATTAAATTTGTCACGTTTAAAAACATCTAAAAGACCATTCACATAATCTTTATACGCTGCCTCAACGAGACTACCTTCAATCCCCGCACTAGGATTGGCTGAATGAGCCAAGGATGCTTGCCACATCCTGGTTCTATGAAATTTAGGAGCACCATGTTGGTTTTCAACTCCAGTTACTTCAGCAACGGTATCTGAGATGGGTGTTTTCCTAACTTTACTCTTAGTATGAGTAACACGCTTGCCATCTTGTCCCAAATATTCGACATTACTGCCGATGGGCAAATAATTGACAGGTGATTTCTCATGAATATCTTGAGTAACTAAAACTTGTTGTTCATAACGAGTTCTAGGAAAATCACCATTTACAGTGGAAGGGAAAGCACCTTTCCATTTCTTAAATGCTTTATCCCAAGTATCTTGAATTTCCTGTTGGGTGACAATTAATGCCTTCCCTTTAGGAGAATCAGGAATACCACGCAAATGTACACCTCCTATGCATTTTCGTGCAAAATTGGCAACTACAACACCCATGCATAGTCCTGTAAAAGTGTTGTAAGGCAACTCATAATCGTAGCCAGCTCCTCCAGATTTGGAATCTTTAGTATAACTAATACGAATGGGATCTGACCTCACGGAACCGTCACCATCCTTATAAAGAAAATGAGCGGAACCTGAAGCTGTAATCTTATCAGGGAACAGGTGACGAATGTCTGCAAAGACACCTCCAGAAGCGATATTTACTAAGCACAAATCCTTCCCTGGAATGGGAATGATATAATTGGCGCTTACAATAGCTTTGAAAGTTGAGTTCAATTCTGATGGATCTTTACGTGTAATTAGTGCTCGCATATCTTTGCGATTTTTGAACACATGCAAAGGCATCATGAATGTATTACCTCCAAGGGCTAAAACATCACATTTCTGTTGGAATCCATTTTCAACAAAGACCCCATGACATAAATTAGCTTCAACTTTGCTCAGAATTTGATCAATAGTCATAGTAGCAGATTTGTCAGTAACGTGTAGTTCAGCTGCGACAGCAGTTGCCCAGGGGTTTTCCTCAGCATCCCTCTTCTTAATTTCCTCAATATTTTCTGGAACAAGAGCAGATTGCTGTAAAGTGACAGCAGCACGGAAGAGACCAGTGAATTTATAAATAACTCCAGCAATAGCACACATACTAATAAATGTTTTAGTTTTACTTTCTCTGATAGACCTAAAAACGTCAATCGTAGCATCTCTACGAGCCAACAATTCGTTCATACGGTCATCTCTCCATTTTGCTAACAGTCCACCATAAAGCAACACATGAGAACCTAAAATGATCCCACCGCATGCTAAGGTGTTAGTTTGTTTGTACATAGTACATACTGCCATAGTAGATAACAAAGAACATCCAACTCCTCTACGAGCGTTCTTCTCGAAAGTTAAGAACTTACGGGCATTGCAAAGCATATAAGCCCCTGATACTAACTTATTAGTAAATAACCATGTTGGTAATTTTACGAGGAAATTGGAAACTCTAGCTCCCATGGAATCAAATTGAGCCTTGATAAAATCAAAAGACTCTTCCATTGAAGCTTGTTCTTCATCATCACTTTCTACATCTCCCACTAAATCACTAACTTCACGACAAAACTCGTCTATCTCAGCCATAGCTTCACATTCACAAAGATTATGAGCTAAATTGCATGATTCACAATATTTACGCGAAGCCACAAGACCCTCCCCTTTCCTAATCAATCTACGCTGGTTCTCAAAATGAGATTTGCATTTTGTCGTTAGAAATCTAAGGGCCTGGTGAATGGTCCTAGGCTGATGATCCTTGACACCATCAATGTGACGTAAGTGAGAATTATCCCCACCATATTTTTTTTCCAAAGGTGTGTAGATTTGCAAGTCCCAGAGATCGTTTACTAACGAATCTCCAGAGAAAAATTCAAGGGCTTTGGTACTATCAAGACGACCGTCTTGTAGAGCAAATTCCTCTTTGACTTTGACTTCCAAATGAACATCGGCACGACGAACAATTGAATAGGGACATATAGAACCTATATTCGCATGTTTTGCCAAGGGAGCGTTTGATGTAATTACAAACACACGAGGCCTAATTTCGATCTTTCCTTTTTCATGAAGATCAGCCTTGTTTGCATAAGTAATCATGTTGTTGTTGATATCAATAATACGTTCTGTAGGAGACTTATCCAAAAATTCAGATTTCATATTACCTATATCGTCAAAAAAGATACCTGTGGTATGTCCCTTCAAAGAAGAGTCAAATTTATCAGATTCCTTAATGGCAGCAGTATTTTTTGTATCAGGATCAACACCTGCGGCCGCCAAACAATCAGCCATGACAACTTGAGCTATAGTGGATTTACCACGTCCTGAATCCCCCCACACATAAACAGTGAAAGGAGCAAAACGCATAGATCCATCGATACGTTTAGCTTGGTAAGCTGCACGATTTTTGCGAAGAACATCAATACGTTTCTCAAGATAACCTTGTTGCCAGGTACCCTTAGCAGATTTATATAATCTCTCACATAAATCTAGAGCCTCATCCAATAATTGACTATATTCCATGTCACTAATTGTCTTAAGCTCTCCTTTGACTTTTACTTTCTTTTCATGAAGATTGAAGACCATAGCATGTTCATGTAATTCCAATAAAGGAAAATACAATTCATCTAAAGTTTTACTGTCATCATTAGTAAAAAACAAGGGACTAAAGGATTTTTGTTTGAAGCATTCATATCCACCTTCAATAAAGTACATGACGGTGTCTAATACAGCACCAACTAAATCAATAGCTGTATTATGCTTCGATACGGTGCCAAGTCGGAAAAGATCTACGCCCTGAACTGACCATTTAAGGTTAGTTACGGAACATAAGCCAACTGAGGCTGCTACTGAGATTAGAGCAGAAATCTTTCCAAACATAGGTGCATTGCGAATAGTATCCCAATTTTCCCGCAAATCAGGAATCTTGCTTAACCATTCAACACCATTTGACATATTTTCCCCAAAAATTGCTGCTTGTGGTTCGAAAATATTATATCCGAATAAGTCCTTACACCACTTGATAGTGTCTTCTTGAGCTAAAATTTGCTCGCAAAGGCTACCAGTTGTTAAAGCTCGTAATGATAAAACTATTTGAGCTGCAACTTGTGCAGGAGTTTTCAAAGCAGGTAAAGTAACAGCTAAAGCACCAATAACCTCTAAAACTTCCATAAGTTTTGAAGCATGGGCTTCAGCTTTCATCGACAAAAGTTGAGCCTTGGCTAAATCAATAACACTAGATGGATACAACTTTTCAACTAGGGATTGGTGAACGAAATCAACATTAGGGGGTTGGAGTGGCCTCACACTGGAGGTCCCCTTGGGTACATTGTTTTGATTACCGTTCTTCCTCAGGTTCTTCAATTTCTCTCTTCTACGAGCACGCTTATTTTTGGTAAATTTGCGTTTGTTTATTTGTTTAGAATCGAAAATTTCCGATTGAGGAATATAAGGACTATTGCCAAGGGCAAGGGAATCCTTAACCCAATGAAAGTGTTTTGGGACACAATCAACTGAGGTAATAGTAGAGTAGAATTTCTCCATAGAGCTAACGTAAACCTCTCTATTATTATTTACGATACTTTGTTTACACGCGACAGAAGTTCCTTGGCTTGACATTTTCATTATTTTGAAAGCGACAAGCACAGAGGAACCAATTCGCGAGAGGCCCGCAAAATTGGTAATCCAATTGTGCTTCGACACAAAAGCTTTGCTCCACCACTCAATAAAAAGGATGGACTTACTTACGTACTTTAAACATGTATTATTCGCCGCAGGCAGAGGCGCTACACTAAGTACATCGGTTGGTAAGGTTTCAACTTAAACAGTTGTACAACAAGAATTCTCAAGTGAACATGGGGGTCATTACTTCCCACTGCAAGTTTAGACAATACGCCGACTAATGAGTCTTATCTAGGGGGCGGTCCCCATACCATAAAGATAGGTTACCTAAGAACACCACTTGATCATAGCGTGATGATAAACTAGGTTTATTCTATTGTCAGCCGAATAAACGTTGGGGCTCTTCACTCCGTAGAGTGGAAATACAATATTGATACAGGTACTTCCTCATTCAATAAGGTTCGTTGATTACGAAATTACATCTCACAGACATATATTTAAAACGCTTCTGTGTGTATGAGTTACTAGCGTTCAGTTGGCCAAAAAGGCCTGAACTAAATTCCGGGGTTCACCGGAAACGAAATGTTAAAGAACAACTACAATTAAGACTAATGCCATATAATCCAATTGCAATCCAAATCGGTTCGTTATTTAGCCTGGCGCCCAAAAGGGCAACCCAATCGTCAGCTACACGACTGGAGATAGAAAACTTGGGTTCGATCATAAACTAAAATCAGTAGAATTTTCAATACATTAAACAAGTATATAATTGAAAATCACTTTTACTAACAATTCACTGAAACTCAAATAAAAA